TGCAAGGTACTATCGGCATCAGCATCGCGGACGTTGGAGCAGCCTCGTCCGTCCCTCAGTTCACTCTTGGCGTTCTCGGTCTCGTCGTCGATCCTTCAGACGGTTCGAGCAAGCTGTACATCTACGGCCGGGCGGCCGCCGCCATCACGGGCCGCGGCTACGCTGTGGTCGAGCAGAGCACACCGTACACCTTCGCGCACATTACGACCGCGAACACCGCTCCCGGCCAGTTCGGGCACGGCTCTCGTGTCGCTGTCGCGCAGGCTGCTCTGGCGGTCAACGAGTACGGCTGGTTCCAAGTCTATGGCAAAGGTCCGCTGCGCACCGCGGCTTCGACCGCCAAGGGCACCCGCCTAAACACGACGGCGACTGCCGGCGTCGTTGAGAGCGCGGGCACCGCTTCTTCTCGCGCGATCAACGGTGTCGTGCTCGGCACCGCCACCGGTGGCGCGGAGGCGACCAACGAGACGGCCGTCCTGACGTTCCCGTCTGTCGGCGCGACGCTGTAATCGAAGAAAAGCGCGGAGGGCTACGACCCTCCGCGCGCCAACCCCCAACCATAGGAGCAATCCATGCCCACCATCGAAGAAATCCGGGAGCTGCAGAAGCAACCGACCGACTTTTCCGCTTTCGACGCGAGTGCTTACGACGATGCTCAGGAGCGCGAGTCGCGTTACGTCGGCGACGAGAAGCTGTACGTCCAGTTCTACCGCAAGCCGGTGCTGAACGAGGCCGAATCGGTGAAAGCGGGTCGCCCGATCCACAAGGACGAGGTCTTCATCAAAATCTTCGTCCCCGGTGACAAGCTCTCCCAGATCGACCGCATCGCTTCGGAGCAGGACATCGAGAGGTTCAGGAAGCACTACGAGCGGTTCGTCGCCGGACAGGCTCAGCAGGTCGGGACCCCGTTGAGTTCCGTCGGCTTCATCCCTGCGACGCTGGTCGAGGACCTGAAATACTTCAACGTCCACACCGTCGAGCAGCTCGCGAGCGTGAGCGACGCTGTGGCGCAGAAGATCAGCGGATTGCAGTCGTTCAAGCAGAAGGCGCAGGCTTATCTCGACGCGACGAACTCGCCGGAGAAGCTGGTCGAGCGTGCGCGTGAGCAGGTCGCCGCCGAGGTGATGGGAGAGCTGCGGAAGCGCGACCAAGAGCTCGCGGAGCTTCGCGCGCAGCTCGCGAAGATGCGCAAGAAGCAGGAGGAGTAAAGAGTGCCTTTCCAGATCGAGAACACCGCAACCCTGTCCGCTGTCGTCAACCACGTCGCTCAGAGGGTAGGGTTTGCGGGCTCGATCGCGGATGCCGCCGGGTCGACCGACACCGGCGTGATCCGCATGGTGGCGGCTGCCAACGATGCCGCGAAGGAGCTCGCCGGCCTCTACGCATGGCCGGAGCTGATTCGCTCGCACTCTATCAGCGTGCAGGCCGACTTCCCGGGTCAGGCCGAGAAGGGCTACGACCTTCCGGCGGACTTCTTCGCGTTCATCTTCCAGACCGAGAACAGCGCTACGACCCGAATGCCGGCGATCGGCCCCCTGTTGCCGCGTACGTGGCAGACGATCAAGACGATCGCGCCGTACGTGAGCATCCGTCTCATGTGGCGCTACTTCAACGGCAAAATCTACTTCCTCAACCCGCCGTCGAGCGCGCAGTCGTTCACGTTGGAGTACCTGTCGCAGGGCTACGTCAAGGACGCGGACGACCCGACGACCTTCAAGAACGTCGCCTCGAAGAACGGCGACATCTTCATCGGCTTCGACGAGTACGTTCTGAAGTGCCTCGCTCGCGTGAAGTGGCTGGAGATGATGCAGTTCGACGCTTCCGCAGCGACGAACGACTTCAACCGCGCGTTCGACTCGCGCGTCGCTCGTCTGGAGGGCGCCCCCGTCCTCTCGATGAAGAAGGCCGGTCTCTATCCGCCGTTTGTCCCAATCGGGGCGCATAGCGTCCCGATCACCGGAATCGGATCGTGACGCATGCCGCTGCAGCCGATCGTCAAGCCGCGTGGGCATAGCCGAAAGGTCGCGACCGCTCGCAACAACGCGATGATGCCGGTCCCGACTCCGCTCGGCGGCCTGAACTTTCGCGACACCTACATGACGATGCCGGCCACCGACGCGACGGTGCTGCAGAACGTCATCTGTCGCGCGAACGGTGTGGAGCTTCGCGGAGGTTGGCGTGAGCACGTGACGGGCCTCTCCGTTGGGGGCGACACGACCGTGAACGCAGTCGCTGCCTACGCTGCGGCAAACCCAATCGACGATCGGCTCTTCGCGTTCGTGTCGGATCGCATCTTCAACGTCACGAACAGCGCCGATAACCCGTCGTCGATGCAGACGGTGGCCGGGGCGAGCGCGGATTGGAACTTCGTCCAGTTCCAGAACGGGAACGTGAACTACCTGTGCGCCGTCAACAGGGGCGGCGGCTACTGGACGTACGACTCTACGAGCGGTTGGGTCAACCGTACCAACAACCTGACCAACGGGCCGCCGAATATCACGCAGATCACATCGATCGCGGTCTGGAAAAAACGCCTGTGGTTCACGTTCAGCGGGCGATCGGTTGCCTACTATCTCCCACTCGACTCGGTTCAAGGTGCTCTGTCCCCGTTCGACTTCGGTGCTCAGCTCAAGCACGGCGGGGAGATCGTCGGCATCGACACCTTCACGCAGGACGGCGGCCTCGACATCACCGACAACATGGTCGTGTTCGGGAGCGAGGGCGACATCATCGTCTACGGCGGGTACGACCCATCGAACGCTGCGAACTTCCAGCTCATCGGTGCGTGGAAGGTCGGGCGCTTCCCGAAAGGGTCGAGCTTCTGGCGCAAGGTCGGCATCGACATCTATGCGGTGTGCGATCAGGGTCTCGTGTCCTTGAGCATGCTCGTTGGCGGGCGGTGGACTGATTCAGTCATCTCGAACCCGGTCACCGGAAAGATCGCTCCGGCCATCGGGCCAGCCGTTACGTGGAACCGAGGAAGTGGTGCCGACACGTGGCAGATTCATCATTTCGCGCCTCTCGACATCCTCATCGTCAAGGAGCCGAAGACGGTGGACGGCTACTGGAGGCAGTGGGTGATGAACGTATCAACGGCCGCGTGGTCGACGTTCGATGGCGTGCCGATCCTGTCCTCTACTGTCTGGCGTAGCCAGTTCGTCTTCGGAACGGATGACGGGCGCGTCTGCTTCGCTTTCACGGAGGAAGAAAAGACTGACGGTGAAACGCGGCTCGGTGTGGACGGAAGCACGATCGAGGGCGACATTCAGGGTGCCTTCTACGACTACGGGCAGCCCGGCGTGCTGAAGTGCTTTCAGCTTGTGCGCACGATCATCAACGCCACTGACACGCCCAACGTCGCGATTCGGCTCAATACGCAGTTCACGTTCGACACGATCAGCGGGTCGCCGGGGTACGTTCCACCGAGCGGCGCGAAGTGGGACCAATCGCAATGGAACCAAGCGAACTGGGCCGGAAGCTCCAACACGTTTGAGGCGTGGACTGGACTGTCAGGCGTTGGCTACTACGGCGCTCTCCGTGTTGGGCTGCGCGGGTTGCCGAGGACGAAGTACGCGGGTTCGATTATCAACATCCAACCGGGAGGGCCGATGTAATGGCCACTCAGAAGGAGATGCGGGACTTCATCGTCAAGAGAACCGGTATCGTCCCGACAGAGCACTTCGTCTGCATCGGCCGGGAGAAGGGTGGTGAGCTTGTCGCTGTTGTCGGGTACGACAACTACACCGGAACGGCTATCGAGATGCACGTCGCGTCGAATGGCGATTACTGGATGACCAAGTCCCTGCTTCGTGCGGCTTTCGATTATCCGTTCAACGTCTGCAATTGCAAGGTAATCATCGGCGTCGTTCCGAGCGGAAACGAAGAGGCTCTCAGGTTGAACCGGCATCTCGGGTTTAAGACGCAAACGGTGATCGAAGACGCGCATCCAGACGGAGCGCTTCATATCATGGTGATGCGGCGAGAAGATTGCCGCTGGTTGTCGAAAAAGGGGGCAGTAAATGGGAGGCGGTAAACGCGCACCCGCACCGCCGCCGCCACCCGACTACGTCGGTTTGGCGCGGCAACAAGCGGCAGAGAACCAGCAGAACCTGACGAGTCAGACGTGGGCAAACCGTCCCACGATAGAGACTCCGTGGGGTTCCCAGACGTGGGAAACGAACGAAGCCATCGACCCTGCCACCGGGCAGAAGGTGACTCAGTGGACCAGCCGCCTGAATCTGTCCCCGCAGCAGCAGGCCGCTCTCGACTCCCAGATGGCGGTCCAGATGGGGTTGAGCAATCAGGCGGAGACGTTCCTTGGTCGAGTCCGCGATTCGATGTCGCAACCGTTCGACTGGAGCAACCTGCCGGCCGCGTCGCAAGGTGTTCAGGCTCAGCTCACTGGTTCAGCTCCGCAAGCTCTGGGGCTCATCCAAGACCCCGGCAGCATCGCTCGTTCTTTCGCTGGCGGCGGACCGATTCGAAGATACGTCGGCGGAAGCAGAGATTACGCGTCTCAGGCTGGTGATGCCCTCTACCAGCAAGCGCTCTCTCGCCTCGACCCGCGTTTCAGCCAACAAGCCAGCGACCTTGAGGCGTCTCTGGTGAATCGCGGAATCGCGCGCGGAAGCGAGGCGTGGAACCGCGAGATGGGGAACTTCGAGCGGACGCGGAACGACGCCTACAACCAAGCGATCTTCAACGCCGCGCAGCTTGCGGGGCAGGAGGCTTCTCGTCTACAAGGGATGGACGTCACCGCCGGGAGTTTCTGGAATCAGGCGCAACAACAACGTTTCGGGCAGAACGCGGCTCTGGCGCAGTTCGCCAATCAAGCGCAGGCGCAGCAGTTTGGCCAAAACCAAGCGATGGCCGACTTCTACAACCGCGCGCTTCAACAGAATTTCGGCAATCAGCTCACTGCGAACCAACAGAATTTCCAGCAGATGTTGCAACAGCAGGAGCTTCAGCAACGCCTGCGGCAGCAAGCGATCGCAGAACAGCAGATGGCCCGCGTACAGCCGTTGAACGAGCTGAATGCTCTTCTCACCGGACAGCAAGTCGGAACACCGCAGATGCCGAGCTTCAACACCGCTGGGCTAGCACAGACGCCCAACCTTCTCGGGGCCGCGGACATGGGGTACCAAGCGCAGCTCGGACAGTACAATGCTATGCTCGCGAACCAGCAAGCGCAGAGGCAAGGATTGTTTGGGGCGCTTGGGACCGCCGCCAACATCGCTGGGCTTTTCCGTCTCTCGGATCGGCGTTTGAAGTCGAAGATCAAGCGTATCGGCGAGACCGAGCGCGGAACACCGCTTTACATCTACGAGATGGGCGGACGTACTCAGATCGGCGTCATCGCGCAAGAGGCCCCAGCTCATGCGGTGGTAAACATCGGCGGCCTGCTGGCCGTGGACTACAACGAGGTGTGACATGAACTACGACAACCAAACCGACGAAGACCTGCTTGCGTATCTCCTCGAAATCGGAGCCTTGAGGCCGGAGGAAGAGAAACTCGCGCGCATGCGCTCGCGCGCTGAAGCGCTGCGAAATACTCCGTACGGAGGCGGGAAGATGGTCTCTGGCCACTACATCCCCACGAGTCCGTGGCAGGATGTCGCGACGCTTGGTGGGCAGCTCGCTGGCATCTACGGAGACTACAAGGCGGACAAAGACGAGCAGGAGCTTTTCCGCAAACGCCGCGCCGCCCTCGAAGGATTCACGAGACGTCGCCGCCCCGGCGCGAGCCCCGCTGTCGATTACGCTGCCGGTGCGGGAACCCCGTGGGATGAATACTGATGAACCCGTTCATCGATCAGGACAACCCTTTCTTCAGCCCAGACCCGAGGCTGTTGCGGTCGCTTGCGCTGCGTAGGGCTCCTGTCCCACCCCCGTTTGGCAGGTCCTATGCTGACGAACTTCAGCAGAAGGCGGACGACCTGTACTCCCAAGGGATGGAGGCTCTTAACGCACCGATCGACCCTTCGGCTCAGATCGCGCAGATGGGGCGAAACCAAGAAAGCGCGAGGCGCAAGCTCGCGCTTGCGCTCGCTGCGCAGCAGGCTGGGAAGGAGTTCGGCTCTCTCGGTGGAGAGTTCCTGAAGCAGTCGATCGCGCTGCGTCAACCGATTGCTGTCGGCAAAGCTGGTGTTGTCGATCCGAGCGGACAGTTCGTGCAAGACCCGACCTTCGAGACGCAGCAACGTGCTCAGACGTTGCTGAATATGGCGAATCGGTACGACACACTCGCGCAGCGCGCGGTGAACGCGGAAGAGCGCATGCGTGCGCAAGAGCAGGCGAACGAGATGCGAATGCAGGCTCAGAGGTTGGCCGCCGATATGCAGGCACAAAGGCTCGCTTTACAACAGCAGGGGCTTGACATCCGCGCCCAAGAAGCGCTCCGCCGACAAGAGATGCTCGACGAGAAACAAGCCGAAAATCGGACGAAGAAGATCGCGGCGATCCGCAACGTCGAGGAGACGGCGGACTACAGCCTGAAAGCGATCGACCGGGCCGCGGCCTTGATCGGAAACAACACCGTCGGAACCGTGGGCGATCTCCTGCGCAGGCTCCCGGGGAACCAAGCGCGAGACCTGCAAGCGGTGCTCGAAACGATCCGCGCGAACATCGGCTTTCAGGCTCTCGCGAACATCCGCGCGGCGTCGCAAACGGGCGGAGCTCTCGGCCAGATCACCGAGCGCGAGCATGTCCTTTTGCAAGCGACCGTCGCGTCTCTGGACCAGTCGCAGACCCTCGCGCAGTTCAGGCAAAACTTGCAGATCGTGCGGAACCACTTCATGAAAGCGTTGGCCGCTGCTCAAGAAGACCGGGCAGCGCTCAATGCGGGCGTACAGACGGCGCCTGCCGGCGCCGTGCGTCCGCGCGGGTCTCCTCCGCCGGGCGCGCAGCAGGCCGTGCCGCAGGGGCCACCGCCGGGCGCCGTGCGGCCGCGTGGGGCTGCTCCGCAGGGGATGTAGTCGATGAACCAGTACACGGTGACGATAGACGGGCGCGAGTACGACGTCGACGCTCCCGACCCCAACACGGCTTGGGCGTGGGCGAACAGCTTTCACGTCCAGCAGCAGTCTGCGCGCCAGCAGCAAATTCTGGCCGAGCAGGCCGCTCAAGCTGAGCGGTTTAAAGCGGACGAGGCGGCCCGCCCGTGGCTCCAGCGAGCTGCGATCAATCTCGGCGCCGGGCTCGACACCGCGTGGCAGGGCGCGAAGCAGCTCGTCGGGCGCGGGCCGAGCGACGAGGAGCTGCGCGAGCAGCGGGCGTTGAAGTCTCAGGCAGCGGAGAACATGACCGGAGGAGGGCTCCTTCAGGTCGCCGGGGAAGTGCTGCCAACCCTCTCCGTCCCGGCCGGCGGGTTCGTGAAGGGCGCTCAAGCTCTGACCGGCGGACGCATTCTGAAAAACGCGAGCCTCGCGAAAAAGGCGATTGCTGACGCGGCTCTCGCCGGCGGTGCAGCAGGCGCTCTCCAGCCGACTCTCGACAACGAGTCGAGGGTCGTCAACACCGCGGTCGGCGCTGCCGGCGGGGCCGCCGTCCCGGCCGCCGTCCAAGGAGCGAAAGTGCTTCGGAGGGCTCTGACTCAGGCTGGCGCGAAAGAGCGCGCCGCCGATCGCATCCTCCGCGACGTCGGGGAGAAAGAAGCCCGCCAAGCGGTCGCCGACATCCAGACCTACTACCCGAAGGGGGCGGAGGACATCCCGCTGTCGACGGCGGGCGTCACCCAGAACCCGAAGATCGCGGTGCTGGAACGAGCCAGCCGTGCGCGCGATCCGGCGCAGTGGGCTCAGCTCGACGAGGCGACGAACCGAGCTGCGTGGGAGAACATCCAACGTGCGACGCAGAACGCTGACGAGCTCGACAGGCTGCGTCAGGCGCGCAGCGAGAACTGGATGCAGAGGCAGGCCAAGGCTTCGGCTGCCGTACGCCCGACGAAGTTCGCGAAGGAGCTGGAGGGCTTCTACAGCAAGATCGAACAGGCTCTAAAGTCACCACCGGGACAGAACCAAATGCGCCCTGTGCTGCTGGAGATCAAGCGGCAGCTCGATGAGCTTGGGCCGGAGATCACGCCGGAGCACCTGATGACTCTTCGCGCGAACATGCAGGGCGCGATCAAGGGCACGCCGGACAACGTCTTCGCCACAGCCCCGCGCACCGACCCCTACTACATCAGCCTGAAGCATGAGCTTGATCGCATCCTGAACGACGTAACGGGAGGGAAGTGGCAGAAGGTCGTCGAAGGCTACGCGAAGGATAGCGTGCCGGTTCAGGCCGCGAAGTCGGCGAAAGGCATCCGCGAGACGTTCGAGACGCCGGAGGGTGTTCTGCGGACCGGTGACATCGGCGGGGTTCCGCGCGTCACGGAAGCTCGTCTGCGTCAGGCTCTCGCGTCGAAGGGTGAGAGCAAATTCGGCGACGCGTTGGCGCCGGAGAGCCGCCAGCGTCTCACGGCGACGCTGGAAGCGTTGAACCGCCAAAACATCACGCAACGCGTGAAGAATGCGGGCACCGGCGGCGGAGGGTCGAATACGTTGATGGACACCGCTGCTCTTCTCGCTCGTCGCCAGATGCCGGCGTCGGGGGTTATCGAAAGGCTGTGGAACGTCGCCGTGAAGCGCGGGGACGAGATGTTGCAGCAGGAGATCGATCTACTGCTTCGTGACCCAGAGGCGTTCAGAGCCAGTATCGTGAAAGCGCTGGAGGCTGGGCAGCCTCTTCCGAGAGCGAAGGCCGAAATTCTCGCAGCACTACAGCGCGCACCCGGCGCATCGCTGCCTGCGCTGACAAACGAATGAGCACCGCGAGAGACATGACCACCAACAGAAGGATCGGCCGCATCAGGCCGGCATAGAAAGCGTCCATAGGAGTAGGAGATGCCTCGGAACAACGCAGGAGTTTACACTCTCCCGTCCGGGAACCCGGTGTCCCCCAACACGCTGATTCAGGCGTCGTGGGCGAACAACACCCTGAACGACGTAGCGGCGGAGATCACGAACTCGCTCGCGCGTAACGGCGCAGGCGGGATGACAGGACCTTTCCGCGCCACCGACGGCTCGGTGGGCACCCCGTCCATCTCGTTCAACTCGGAGACGGCCAGCGGGCTTTACCGCCCGGCTGCTGGACAAATTTCGGTCTCGATTCAGGGGGTTCTGCGAGCGACGTTCTCGGCGACGGGTCTGTCAGTTACCGGTGACGTATCAGCTACCGGAGCGTTCTCGGGCAGCGGCGCCAACTTGACCAACCTGAACGCCTCCAATCTCGCGAGCGGTACGGTTCCGGATGCGCGATTCCCGTCCGCGCTCCCGGCGATCAGCGGCGCAAACCTGACCAACCTGAACGCCTCCAATCTCGCGAGCGGTACGGTTCCGGATGCGCGATTCCCGTCCGCGCTCCCGGCGATCAGCGGCGCAAACCTGACCAACCTGAACGCCTCCAATCTCGCGAGCGGTACGGTGCCGGATGCGCGATTCCCGGCAACCCTCCCAGCAGTCAGCGGCGCCAACCTGACCAATCTGAACGCGAGCAATCTCGCGAGCGGTACTGTACCGAGTGCTCGCGTTGCTGGCGCTTATACGTCCATTACTGCCATCGGCAATGGGGGTTCACATGTATCAATCTCCGTAAATGGAAACGTCACGATCAACACACCTTCCAGCGGCACCCACACGATCAACGGCGGATTCACCAGCGGCGGCAACATACTGGTAACTAACAATACCGGGATACCAAATACTATTATTTCCAACATCGCCATTGCGTCTGGTTACTCGTCACCTGTAGCAGGCAGGATTCTGTTCGGCGATAACACGGGCTGGAAGTTACAGTTCGGCAGACGAAACGGCGGATCGGAAAGCGTAATCGCCGAATTGGTAGATAACGGCGATATTTTTATTTTTAATACTGCTGGTGTGACCTATTCATGGCACATATATCAGGATCATGTAGCCATTGGGTCTTACTCTAACAGCTACAAATTTTCTCTATTTCAAAATGGGAATATTCGTTTAATTCTAGATACAGACGCAAAAACGTACGTCGTTGTTGACGGCATGACGAACGAAATCGGCTTCCGTCGTGTTCCGAGAACAACCGACACCACCCTGAACACCGCGAAAGTCGCTCAGTGCATCGCTCTCACTTCCGGCGTGACGATCCCGGCCAATACGTACGCTGCTGGAGATAGCTTCAGCATCTACAACGACAGCACATCGTCGATCACGCTCACGCAAGGTTCTGGCCTGACGCTGCGGCAATCCGGTACGTCTAACACAGGCAACCGAACGCTGGCAGCGCGCGGGATGGCAACCATCTGGTTCAACAGCGCGACGGAAGCGATTGTTATGGGAGACGTGACGTAATGGGGATGATGAACATGATGATGGCCCCGTCCGGGGGGAGGCTTGTCGTCCCGCTGCCGGGCGGGTTCTTCTCTTACAGCTCTGATTCAGCCATAACGGTGACTCTTCAGTTCGCGTCAAATGGAACTGTAAATAGTGTAGCAACAGGTTATGGAACCGCCTTTGCACATCGTTGGTGGACGAAAGGTTCGAACTCGAACGTCTACGTCAGGGCAACCCTTCAATCCGGAGATACGCCATCAGGCACATTGAACACGTGGCTGCAATTGAATACGACCCGGCAGTGGGGCGTTACGGCTTCAAACCAAGGGCAAACCAGAACTTCGTCGCTTCTAATACAAATCTCTCTTGATGGCGGTAATACGGTCGCCTCAAGCGGAACCTATACGATCGAGGCCGAACGCTTCCTCTAAGCGAACTGGGCAGCACAAACAGCGTGGCAGGCGAGACGTAGTAAAATGAACAGGCCAGCTCGCGTTGGGCTGGCCCACCCAACCACAGGAGACCAACCATGCAGAACCAAGTCAATCTCGAACCTAAGTTCATCATCGAAGTGTTGAACGCGGAGATCAGCCGCTTGACGGGCGAAGTGCTCGCGCTGCGCGCGTACGTGGCTCAGCTCGCTGCGCAAGCGGCCGAAAAGAAGTCCGAAACGAACGATGGCGAGCCCGAGGCCGCGTAACGTAGGGGGTGTGGTGGTGGAATGGAGAGACCTAGCTTTGGCAGTCCTCTCAGGGCTGTGGGTCGTCTTGTCAGGAGTCGCGACAGCGATATGGGCTCAGGTCCTCCGCAACCGCGATTCGCTGTCGAACTTCGAGCGGCACGTCAGCGAGACGTACGTTCGCCGTGATCACAGCGACTCGCAGTTCACGCAACTGATGACCGAAATCCGGTCTCTGCGTGAGCTGGTGATCACGGTGATCCAGCAGCGCCGGCCGGGAGAGTAGTATGGCACCGATCCTAGGGTACCTGATCGCCAACGGACTGCCGCTCGTAGCGAACGCGCTGATGACCGCCGGGAAGGAGAAGGTCGAGCAGGCTCTCGGGATGAAGCTGCCCGACATGACAGCGGGCGGTATGTCGCCGGAGCAGCTCTTCGCGCTCAAGAAGATCGAGGCGGAGAGGCCGGAGAAGCTGCTTGCTCTCGCGCTCGAAGAGAAGCGGATCGAGCAGCAGGGAGAGGCCGCAGAGGCGCAGGAGATCACGAAGCGTTGGCAGGCGGACATGACCAGCGATAGCTGGCTCTCGAAGAACATCCGTCCGGCGTCTCTCGCGTACGTTCTGCTGGCCCTCACAGCATTCGCGATCGGAAGCGGGGCAGGGTTCGACATTCAGAACGCCTACATCGACATCTTCGGCAACCTTGCGATGGCTCTCGTCATCAGCTACGTTGGCGGCAGGAGCGTCGAGAAGGGGCTGACGATCTGGACTCGGAGCAAGCGATGAGCAGCCTTCGTGAGGAGCAGAGCGCTTTCGCGCGTGACATCGTGCGGCTGCTGACGTACGCGTCCGGCCTCGGCTACGAGTACACCTTCGGGGAGTTCGAGCGTCCGATCGAGATGCAGAAGCTACACGTCGCGGCCGGGCGCTCGAAGACGATGAACAGCAACCATGTGCGGCGTTGCGCTGCCGACATCTACTTCTTCAAGGGCGGTGAGCTCACGTACGACATCGAAGAGCTTGGCCGCTTCTGGGAGGCGCTGTCGCCGAAGAACTCGTGGGGAGGGAACTGGGCGTCTTTTAAAGACAAACCCCACTTCGAACGACGCCCATGAACCGCAGGCTTCCGATCCAAGAGGGGCTGCCGACGACGGTGAAGATCGGAGCCCACCGGATGCGGATCGCGTTCACCAGCCACCGCACGCTGCCCGACATGAAGTTCCTGAACGGGCTGTGCGACTTCGACAACGGGGTGATTCACATCAACCGCGACCACGCGCGCAACCACTCACCGGACCGCGTGCTGACGACGATCCTCCACGAGATCGGGCACGCGATCAACCACGTCTACGGTGTGCGGGACGAGAGCGGGGAAGAGGGCTTCGTGACCGGCTTCTCGATCGGTTTCGTGGCCTTCCTGATCGACAACCCGTCTTTCCACCACTGGATGAACCGCATCATCGAATCCACCCGCATCGACCACGCGAGGGCAGCAGCTTGAAGCATCTGATCATCCCCGACGTACAGGCGAAACCCGGAATCTCGAACAAGTTCCTAGAAGCGATCGGACGATACGCGGCCGAGAAGCGGCCGGACCGCATCATCTGCCTCGGCGACTTCGCCGACATGGCCTCGCTGTCGAGCTACGACAAGGGCAAGAAGTCGTTCGAGGGCCGGCGCTACTTGGCCGACATCGACGCCGCGAAGGCGGCGATGGAAGTGCTGATGACACCGATCGCAAGGGCTGCCGGGTACCGGCCGACGCTTGACCTGACGCTCGGGAACCACGAGCACCGCATCGTCCGCGCTACCGAGCTCCAACCGGAGCTAGACGGCGTGCTGTCTTTGGAGCAGCTCGAATACGAGAGCTTCGGGTGGCGGGTTCATGAGTTCCTGCGCCCAGTGCAGCGCGACGGGGTGATGTACGCCCACTACTTCACGTCGGGCGTGATGGGTCGCCCCATCACCACAGCGTCAGCGCTGCTGGCGAAGAAGCATATGAGCTGCGTCGCCGGGCACCAGCAAGGCAAACAGATCGCGTACGCGACAAGGGCTGACGGGCAGACCATCACCGGGATGATCGTCGGCTCGTGCTACGAGCACGAAGAGGACTACCTAGGCCCACAGGGTAACAAGCACTGGCGCGGAATCGTGATGCTCCACGAAGTCCGCGCCGGAACGTTCGACGAGATGTTCGTCAGCCTGCGGTACTTACGCAGCAAGTTCAGGTAAACGCGTCACCCTTCCGCTCAGGATCGCGGAAGCCACGATGTCGTGATCGACGCCCAAAACGTCGCAGCAGAAGCGGAACGACATCGGACGTGTGCTGTCGGAAAGCATCCATACCTTCGCGCCATCCACCAGCTCCGGATCGTCGGACCTCAGGTCTTCGACGGCCTGCTGGATCATCCCGTAGCACAGTCGCCGGCAGAAGACGCTATCGGTAGGCGGCAGCTTAGAGTCCGGGAGCGCGTCGATCAGATCGTTCAGGTACTCATCGACCTGTCCGCTTTCGATACGCCAGCGAACGCGAGAACGCCCTTTACCGCACGTGACGCAGCTCTTGTTCGACAAGTAGCGCAGCGTTCCGCCGCAGCAGCGGCACGGCTTGCCGATGTAGTAGTGGGAGTCAGGCTTCAATTGAGGCTTCGAGAACACGGTAGAGCTCCTCTTGGGTGATGTCTTTGCGACGAATCGCTTCGAGCACGATCTCGTCGATCGAGCCCTTCACGATGAGATGGTGGATCACGACACCACGCTTCTGGCCTTGGCGCCAGATGCGTGCGTTGGTCTGGATGTACTCGTCGAGCGACCACGTGAGGCTGTACCACACGATCGCGCGCCCGCCCGACTGAAGGTTCAGGCCAGTGCTGACGCTCCCCGGGTGGACGACGAGAACGGGCAGTCGGCCCTCGTTCCATTCGTCGATGAGTCGGTTGACCTGTTTCGTGCCCAGACCGCCAGCGATGAACTCCGTGCGCACGCCGACGTGCTTGGCGAGATACGGCAAGATGCGGTCGATCTCGTGCCGGTACTGGACGGCGACCATCAGGGGCTCCCCCTGATGCTCGTCGACCAGATCGGCTAGAGCGCGCAGCTTGTCGTCGTGCAAATTTTGCACGGACTCGTCGGGAAGGTAGATCGCGCCCCCTGTCGCCTGCCGCATGCTGTTCAGCTTCGCTGCTACCTGCTGGCCGGGTAGCCCATCGAACGTCCCTCTACGGATGCGCTCGCAGGCTTGCAGGGCATCTGGCGACTCGATCAGGATGTCGTTGTCGCGACGCTCCGGCATCTCGATGTAGTCGGCCGCGTCGAGGCGGTAGCAGATGTCGGAGATGGCGGAGTAAATCTCGGCGTCAGCCCCCTCACGCAGCGTCCACAGGCTGTAGCCGCCCCACTGTGGCATCTCGATGCAGTACCGCTCGCGGAATGCTGTCAGCGTGCGCCCGAGTCGCCGCCCGTTGTCGAGGATGCGGACCTGCCCGAATAGGTCCATCAGGCTCTCGGCTGCCGGGGTGCCGCTCAAGCAGTAACGTCGGCGGAACTGCGGCAGCATGGCCTTTAAAGCCTTCGATCGTTGGGCCTGCGTGTTCTTGAACTTCTGGGACTCGTCGACCACGAGGACGTCCCACGCAGGCGTCTGCGGGAGGCTCAAATCGGCCAGCCAAGCGACGTTTTCCGGGTTGAGTAGGTAGACGTCAGCCGGCGCCTGAAGAGCCTTCAGGCGCCTTTCTGGGCCTCCTGCGACGAGGCTGAACGTCAGCGGGAATCCCCACTTCTCCGCCTCCTGCCGCCACGTCTTTTCCATCGGCCTCTTCGGGGCGATGACGAGAGCCGCGCGCATGGCTCCGGCGCGTTTCAGCTCCGTCAGCCCGGCGAGGACGATCCCAGTCTTGCCAGCTCCGGGGGACAGAAACAGCCCGTACGAAGGGCTGCGCAGCATGCGCTCCAGCGCGCGGCGCTGAAACGGGTGCGGAGAGTAGGTAGTCGAGGACATGGTCGAAGTCGTCGCGAGAACGGATAACGATAGCGGCGTGGCCAAGCGCGCGGAGCCGGGCGAGCGTCTGTTCCTGCGCCGGGCGAAGCCGGCCGGCGGGCTGCTTGAACTCGATCCAGACAACGAAGCCGTCCGGAAGCAGCAGAGCCCTATCCGGCCACCCAACGTCTACCGGCTTTACCTTCACCAGCAGGCAGCCGCGCTTCGCGGCGCGGCCTCTGCAGGCTCGCTCTAAAGCGGCCTCACGCAAGCGGCCCCCGAGGCTTCTTCTTCCCGGCAGCGCAGACGGCTTCGCCGATCATCGAGGCTGCCGACCCCCCAGCGGTCAGCTCCGGGCTGTAGTCGCCCTTCGCAACGACCATCCCGGTGCCGACGTCGAGCAGAAGCATCGTGCCGCGCTTCGCAAGGCACTGGCCGCGCAGAACCGCGCCGTAGACGACGACCGGCTGTGACCCTTTCGGGGCGGAGATCGCGATCATCGTCTGGTAGTAGAGCTGCCCGTCGGCCGTCTTTTTGATCTCGACCCCTAGAGCATCGACGATTGCAACACCTTCGTCGTTCTCGATGATGACAACGCCAGGCTCTTCGCGGACTGTCGTCTTAGCGTGCGCATCGCCGATGAAGGAGAAGCCGATGAAGGCGGAGATGAGCGCAGAAACGATAGCGGGCATGGCTTCCTCCTAAAGGTTGGTGACTCGAACCGTGGTGACCGCTCCGTCACCAAGGTCAGTGTGTTTCTCGATCAGGCGGGACACCGCGCCGAGCAAGGTCTTGTTCTCGGCGAGCAGATCCTCGACGACCGCCTGCCAGTTCGTCTTTGACCTCAGGGTGCGGACGACGGTCGCAGCAAAGCAGGTACCTTCGATGCGGATCGAATTCGTGGTGTCGAGTCCGACCGATTCCGCGAACTCGACGAGCTCGCGCTTCAGCTCCTCTTCCTCGCGCGCGACTTCCGCCGCCTCAGCTTTCAGCAGCCCGAGGCTGTCGACTTTTCCCATCAAGGGTTTCAGGCGAATCTCGATTGTCATGGTAGCTCCTTTCATGGTGGGTGGTGGAATTGTGGCCCGATTCCGGGCCGCGTGTCAAGCGCCGTCGGTCAATGGTACTCCCCGAGTGCGCAATGAAGGACCTCATGCCCTACGACGGTCGTCAGAGGGTCGTCCAGCATCTTCGGACGTTGGACGTGGATGATGCAGCGATTCGACTCCGGATAGAACTCCGCGCACCCGGGGTAGCGCTGCCGCACGACCAGATCATCCGGCACGCCGCGCCACGCGCCGAGCTTGCGGCAGCGGTTGATGACGGAGAGCCGGTCGTCGTACCACTCAATCGTCAGCTCGAACTTCCTGACGTCGCTGGTCGGCTTGATGGGCTGCGCGCATGCTTTGGTCGAGTAGCCGAACAGGAAGGCGAGAGCAACAAATATGAGGATGGCTGCGATGATCGCGCGAGCGTATGCGCCGATCAGGATCAGAAACATCTCCCAGTTCTTCATGTCAACCCCGCTCGACGATCATCGGCTCGGTGCTCTCACAGACCGGGCAGCGCAGCCCGCCACGCGCGGATGCCGCGTCTACCCACTTCTGCGTGATTCGGATGACTGCGCCGCAGCCCGTACATTCGGCTTTCAACATGAAGGTCTTCTGCACCGTCCTCGATTCGACTTTCAGAGCTGCATGAGGATACGGGCCGAGCTCCTGAAGAATCAGACGCAGCTTTTCCTTGAGTTCAGGCCCGGCGGACGTACCGGTCCACGGACCTTGCAGCCCGGCGGCCTTCGCGATTGCGATGAAAGGTTTTCCGTGCCCGTGCTGGCAGTCGTCGATCGCGTGGCATAGTTCGTGGACAAGCACTTCGAGCACCTTCTCGCCGTCGAAGAGGATCGGGTTGATGAAAATCTGGTTCGTACCGTCCGTTGACGATGCGCGCGGCCAGCACTGCCCGAGCGTCTTTTTGCGTTCCGAGACGCCGCCGCGATGCGGCCATCCGCAGCTTACGCGGACTCGATCTTTCGGGATCGCGCCGTTGAACACGTCATCCAGCAGCGCACGGACGGCGGCTTCGAGCCACTCTTCTCTGGTCATAGTCGTTCTCCTGGGTTTACTCTGGCAACTCGCAAGGTGCGTCGGCTATTTCATTCAGCAAGGTTGCCAGACGTTTAGCCGCTTCCGTATAGAGGCTTCCGTATGTTTCAGTGTCCAGTCTCAGCACGACACGGTTGTCTACGGTGAGCTCAACCGAACCAAACCCCTCGCTGTTGCGCGTCTTTGCCGCGGAGCAAATGACTGGAGACGCCTTTTGCCTCTCCAAAGTGATCGATTTTTTGACTGCTCTGTAAATGTAGTCGTCCATAAAGCCCCCTTACCACTCCCCACGCTCGGCTGCGTCATAGGCGGCCTCGCGCGCGTTCAAGACGTGCCGGGGCACGAAACCTTCGCGTTTCAGCTCTTCGAGATTCCGAGCGAAGTAGTACGCCTCGCTGATCTTCGTGAACACGACAGGCACCTGTTCGTCGAACCCTTTGCGGGTATCGACGACGTAGTACAGAATCATATCCCCGGACGCGATCGGCACGACATCGAACGGGTAGATGTCACCGACCGAGTGCTTCCGCAATCCGCCGCTGCCAGCGTGACCGCCGATGATCGGGTCCGGGTTCTCGCGCGAGCACTCGACCGCGAGCGTAAACGACGACAGGTAAGTATGGAACGGGTGATCGACTTTCATTCAGAGTCTCCTTCAAGGTATTCCTCGACCTCATCCATGACGCGGCCGAACTCAATGGTGCGCAGGTAATACTCCCCAACCATCGCGTTCTTCCGCGCCTTCCATGCGTGCAGCACGAGACGCAGCACGTCCTCTGGGCTCATCGACTTGTCCACGGCTCAGCCTCCAAGATACTCGGTCTCGCCGATCAACGCGAACGTGTAGCCGTTCTTCGAAGTCGTCACCGTGTACTCACCATCGAGTTTAAGCAGCTTCGCGAACTTGCTAGCCGCGCTCCGGTGGTTCTCGAAGGAATCCATCGAATGATCGTACGGCTCGATGATGCGGTGCTTGATGCCGTACGCGGTAACCGAAATTTTCGAGCCCGTCGTGCTCGTCGGTCCGAGATACTTCGTCTTGATCAGTGTCATGTCTGCTCTCCTTTCAGCTCATGCGAGTTCGTAATCACCGTCCGGGAACGCGACCCCGACTACGTGCGCGCCCAGATAGAAGGTCTCCAGATCATCGTCGTCGCACGTGTCGAACTCTTCGCCCTCATGAACGACGTAAATCTCCATCTGGTACTTCTTGGCCTTTTTGCAGGCCGCCCTTACCGCCTCGTTGTACGTCATCGTCTACTCTCCTTTCAATTCACCCCGGATGTCCCGGAAGTGTTCCATCAAATCGTTCAAGCGCACCACGTAACCTTCGTCCATCGCTTCGTACGCAGCCGCTTCTGCAAGATGCTCCAGCTCCTCGTCGGTGCTGTCGCCGGTGATCCCATATCCCTTGGCGACCTCTTCCATCGTGACGCCGTGGCCATACGGGAAGAGCCAGTCGACCGCTTCGATCTCGATCAGCCTCTTGAACATCTCGCACCTCCATGAACCATGAACGTACTTTAAAGCCAATCGGCCCGACTGTCAACCCACCGAACCGACCGTTCGTCGGCTGAATCAGTCTTTCCGGTAGGCGGGCGCCAGAAAGCCCGCACTGCGAATAGGGGCATTCCGGCACCAGTCCGGGGCCGTCATGCACTCCTGCAACTCGCGCAGGTCCGCTTCCTCGCTCCCTTCGCGAGCCAGCACGACGATCTCGTCGTGGACGTGCAGGACGACGTCGAGCCCCCGACGCTCCGCCTCGCGCAACGCGTGGGCGAGCACGTCGCGGCTGATCGACTGCACGACGTTCTCGGTGAGCTTCCCGCCCCACGTGTAGATGGACCCCCACTGCCCGGTGTGCTGATTCACCCCGTCGTACTGGATGACGTCCGACCAGTACCAGTTATCCGGGTCCTCTTTCCACGCCTTCAGCTTCTCGGCGGACGACTCGACGTCGGCCGGCGGGACGCGCATACGGCGCGTTTCGGTCAGGCGAGCGTTGATGTAGGTGATCTCGGTCCCTGCCGGTAGACGGCAGACGACGTGGTGATCGCGCGGAGCGAAGACGAACTCGCGGTACCTGTACGGCTTGCGGTGGATGATGCACTGCTTCATCGCCGTTTCGAGTCCATCCCACAGCGCGACGATCAGAGGGTGCGTGTCACGATACGTGCTGATCGCGCGCTGCGCTTCCTCGGGCGTCATCTTGACGCCCATTCCCGCGGCGTACTCGATCAGCGTTTTGGCTCCGAGACCGTATCCGCCCCCGAGAACCGGCGGCTTACTGAACGTTCGCTGTTCCTTCGTCACCTGATCGTACTTCACGCCGAACTGCGCGGCGGCGAAGTCCTTGTACGGGTCGAGCCCTTCGGCGAACCGCTTCATCTTCTCCTCGTCGCCGGCGGCCCAGTAGAGCATCACGACCTCGATCGAAGCAAAGTCGGCGATCGCGAGCTTGCGACCTCCTGGATCACGCACGATCGAACGCACGAGATCAGCGACCAGCTTGAACGGCGCAGGATAGAGCGAACGGAGAAGGTCGACGTCTTCGTGCTGTAGGACGTCCCACGCGGTCTGAATCTCTTCGTCGCTGCCGAGACCGCGGCGTAAGTTCTGCGGCTGTAAGCCGCGCCCGCTCCACCGATGAGTGCGTCCGGCCCCGCTGTACTGGAGCATGTGGCGCATCACGCCGTCGACGGTCTGACGAACCGCGACGTCGTACTTCTTCGGTGCCGACATCCCCGCACCGACGCGCAGCAGAAGCACGCGCCGAACGTCCTGCGGCAGCTCCTTGCTCAACAGACCGTTGATCGTGGCCGCATCGAGCGAGTCAAGCTGAACGCCCAGTTTACGTTGTACCCACTGCTTGATCTGGATCGGGCTGTTGGGGTTCTCGACCCCTGTGATCTCCTGAATCTCACGCAACGCGTCAGCGCACAGACGATCGAAGACGCGGCTCGCGATACGTGCGCGCTCGACGTCGACAGGCACGCCGCGTCGGTTGATCCTCTGCGACATCTGGTAGACGCGCAGCTCCTCCTCCGGCCACCCGAGACCAATCTCATCGAGATACGTCGCGACGGCCGCCTCGATGACGATATCGTTCTGGTTGTACTCGACGAAGCGCTGCCAGTCGCCCGGCTGTTCCTTCGGGCTGACTGGTTTCGGCGGCATGCAGAAGATGCGAATCAGGCGAGACGACTCGCCCGTCTTCCCTTCGATCCCGAGAGCATGGCACGCCTCGTCGAGCGATGCGGGCAGCGAGCGGTACTGCGCGTGGCCCATCGTGCAGGACCACTTCTCGTCGGGCAGCTTCAACCCGAGGACGTGCTCCGTGATTTCCTGCTCGAAGCCGGCATTCCATGCGTGGATGATCTTCGCTTCGAGTAGGTCGGAGCGCAACTCGTCGAGCGAGTTCGATTTCGGGTTGCGCTCATCATATTGCTTGATGTGCCCGTTGGCGTCAGCCCACGCGGCGAGGATGATGCGAGTGCTCTTATCGCGAGCGTAGCGAGCGAGGCCGACCGTCTTAATGTCGGCCTCGCTATAGGTCTCGTAGTCCAGATGCACGTGATTCCTTCCAAGCGTTTTTGACGTCTTTGCGTAGTTCCGAGAATGCGATTCCGATGTAGTGGTAAAGGTAGACGAAGACAGCGGGCACGAACAGCACGATGATGCGCGCCCGCCTTCGTAACGTCAAGAGCCTCACAGCTCGACCTCGTGCGGCATCTTCGCGCCTTTCTTCAGGTTGTACTCCGCAGGCACAACGTTCAGGTTCGACCAGTGATGCGGACCGTTACGCGAGAGAGGGATCACGTGGTCGACGTGAGCATCGATGCCCGCTTTTCGGTACGCTCGCGCGATAGCGTAGATGGCTTTCGCGATGGGGCAGTTCCTGTCTACCGTCTGACCGAGCAGGCGAGCTCGGCGGATCGCTGCTTTGTTTGAGCACGCTTCCGGGTTAGCCTTGCGCCAAGCCTTCTGGTAAGCGCGCATCCGCTCCTTATTCGCTTCGTACCAAGCCTTCCAACAAGCGCGCCGCCGCTCCTTGTTTACCTCGCGATAGGCGCGCCTCCGCTCCTTGTTCGCTTCGTACCAAGCCTTCTTTTGAGCGCGACTCCGCTCCTTGTTCGCTTCGTGCCAAGCCCTCGCACGAGCGCACAACTGCTCCTTGTTCGCTTCATACCAAGCCTTCTTTTGAGCGCGCAGCCGCTCCTTGTTTGCTTCGTACCAAGCCTTCCAACGAGCGCGCTTCCGCTCTTTCTGCTCCTCCGTCATTCGCCCTCCCCAGTCAGCCAACGCTCCTCCAACTCCAGAACAGCGAGTGCGTTCCACGCGACGTGAGCGAGATGCGGCAGGAGCGACTCCTCATCAAGTTCCTCCCCGCGATGGTACGCGAGGAGATGACGCCACAGTGCGTCCATGTAGCGCTCGGTCGCGTTCCGTACGGTCAACCATCCGCGGTCGCAATACTTCTGCGCACCGTACGTGCCGACTGCGGTGACCAAGTCGAGAGCGTTCGCGAAGTCGCCGAGTACGAGGCTGTGGCGCGGCTTGTCGTAGTCCAGCTTCACGCCCGGCTCGTGTTGGTCGTCGTCTTTGTCCATGATGAACCTCGTGGTGGGTGGGTGTGAAAAGGTGCCGGGGTTTCTGGACGGGGCACCCCGGCAGGCCCCTAAGCCCCCTTTTTGTCGGGGGATCAGAAATCCTCCTCGGGCTCGACGGCTTCGACCGCAAACTCACGATCAGCACGAGGCCCGCCAGCCAGCGGCTCGCCCTTGCGCACGAGCTGCACGTTGCCGAGCCCGCAGCCGACGCCCTTCTTCGTGGTCACGTCGAAGTCGTAGAGCACGATCGACACGTTACCGTAATCGCCGCTGTTCCAGTCGGCGGGGTTCGCCTTGTTCAGCGATGCGTCGACGACATCCGGCGCGCGATCCTCCGGCGTGCTCGCGTTCAGGAAATAGTGGCCAGCGTAACCCTCGCGGCCGTAGTTCGAGTCGTTCTTGTCGTCGCCATCGCGAAGCGGATTGTGCAGTCCGGCCGTCTTACCTTTCCAGCACTCGTCGATGATCGACTTGATCGCTGCCTTCACCTCGGCCACCTGCGGATGATCCTTCGGCACCAAAATCGTCGTCGAGTAGCGCTTGCGGCCCTGAAGGTCCTCCTTCGGGCGGAAGACGGACAGGAAGCTGAATCGGACGTTCTTGAGAACGATGCGTTTTGACACTCGTGCCATGTTACGTTTACTCCTCGTTGTGCTCGGGTTGGAAATCAGCCGACGCGTCGAGCCGCAGCGCCGGCCGTGGATCGGATTCGGGAGCAAGCTGCGGAGCCCCCTGCGGTTTGATCGTCAGACGTTCGATGAGCTCATGGCCTTTGCCGAGACGTGCTTCGGCGTCCCCGATCGTGATCAGCTTGCGTTCGACGCGCCAAGCTTCGTCACCGAGTACGGCCGGCAGCTCATGCTCTGCTTCTACCCTCCATCGGCGAGTCGCGCGCCCCTCGATCAGCTTGTAACCGGGGACCTTGTCGCCCCTGCGCAGCAAAGCCACCACGCCTGCTTCGATATCGTCACACCACTGGCGGACGTTCGGAACCTGCTTCAGCGCCTCAACCAGTTCGTGCGGCTGCAACTTGTTGAACTCGGCCGATGTCATCGACTCGACCATCATTTTGCGCGCACCGCAGAACGCTCGCCCGGGGCACCAGCGGCACGCTTTCGGCGACGGGTAGTAGATGTGCGGCCTTTCTCGGACATCATCCGCCGCCTTTCGCACGAGCTCCTCGAATTCCGCCATCTCGTCCAGAGCCACCTCGACGGTGTCGATGTGGTCTCGTCGCGGCTGGTAGACGTGCAGGACGACCTTCTCGACCCCGAGATATCCGAGTTCGTACATCGCGCCCGAAGCGTACATCGCAAGCTGTGGGTTCAGCAGACGCACTCCTCCCTCGTTCTCCGCAGCGAACACGAGATCGCCCTTCCCGAACTTGAAGTCGCAGACGTGCAGAACCCCGTACGTCAAGGTGATGAAGTCAGCGGTGCCTGTCGCCAGCGCGCCGTCGGGCGCGTACTCACCGGTCAGGTGACCAATCGGTACCCGGTGCTCGACCGCGACCCACTCAGCGTCTTCTGACAGACCCAAGCAGTAACCCACGTAGTTGTGGATATGAGGCAGCCAGTCGTCCGGAACCTCGCAAAGCCGGAGCTCTCTTCCGAAAATGCGAGCTTCGAGCTCCTGCGCTGCTCGCTCGTGAGCGAGCGTGCCTTCGTCGCTCGCGTCTGTCGGCTGCTGCTCGAACTGCTCCACGAACGCGACTGATCCCGGGCATCGCATCCAGCGGTGCGCGCTCGACGGCGAAAGCCTCGCGTGGTAGGCCATGTTACGAACCCCAGGCGTCGGCGAGGATCAGACCGATGTTCGCCACCGCGTAGCCGAAGTAGACGATCCATAAAGGGCTGCCCTTCAGGGCGAAGAGGATCGACGTGATCGCGTACGCGAGCGTCACCGCTGCCACCAGAAGAATCGTCGCGCTCATTGCAGCGCCCGCAGCTTCTCGTAGACCTCGGCGCTGTCCTCTGGGGCGACCTCCGTGATCGTTTTCAGCCCCAGCGACGCCACGAACGCTTTTACCTTCTCGGCGCCGATCTGCTTCGCTTTCTCGGCTGCCAGCTTGCGTAGCTCGTTGCCGCTGTAGACCTTCGGAATGCTCAGCTCCTCGTCCGGCTGCTGTACCTTCACTGCGCCAGCGGTCTCGCGGATGGGCTCTACGCGTTCAGCGGACGGCAGCAAAGTATTTAAAGCGTTGATAGATTCCCGGATGTCGTTCGCGTCGTCGATGTTTACTACGATGGAAAAGACCGGCATGTCGTGTTCTCCGTGTTGAGTGAGGCACGCAGTATGCCATACTTGAATTCCTTTTCAACAGAACTGGAGAACCCACCATGAGCAAGGACGAAGTCCATATCGGTCTGGTCATCGACAAAGCGACGCAGAAGAGGCTGCAAGGTATCGCTAAGCAGTATTCCGTCAGCTTCAGCGCTGTCGTGCGTTGGGCGATCGCGCGCTACCTCAGCCAGAATGAAGCGCCGCCCGCAGACCGCAGAGGCTCTAAGTAGGGGTCGAGAGTGCGCGATCCCGCGTTGTCTGGGGCGGCGCGGGTTCATGATACATTCATCGCCCCTCTGTTCAACCCACCAACGAGGAACACGTGAACCACACCCCGTCCATCCTGACGCGGAGCGGCATCCTATTCGACCTCTCCGACCCGAAGCCTGAACTCGTCCGACTCGAAGATATCACCTACGCGCTGTCGCACATCAACCGTTTCACCGGCCATACACGTACGCGCTGGACCGTAGCTCAGCACTCGCTGCTCGCGTATCACCTTGCGTCGAGATGGAAGTCGGACTCCCTCCCGTACGTCAGTGATCTGCGAATCCTCTGCCTGATGCACGACGCGGCAGAGGCTTACGTCGGCGACATATCTTCGCCGCTGAAATCGCTCGTGCCGCAGTTTCGTGAGATCGAGAAGCGCATTCAACGCACGATCTCCGACAAGTTCGACCTCCCGCAGCCCGACGACCATCTCACCGATCTGGTCAAGACGATCGACTCGATCTGCTACGTCGCGGAGCGCAAAGTGCTGATGCCCGAGTTCGACTTCGCGAAGCACGGTCACAGCGATCACGAGCTCTACCAGCATATCGAGTTCTGGTGCCCGCTTTCCATCGAGACAGCGTGCGCGTTTATCAAGTCGAACTTCTTCGTCAATGCGAGCGGGAAAGGCAAGTACGCGTCATCCGGTCAGCTCGCGAAGGAATTCGAGCGCGCGATCCTGCATGAGCTGGAGGCGCGATGAGCTACGGGACAACAGCGAACGATCTACTCGCGCGCGGATACGAGCCGATCCCGTGCGCAGGCAAGCGCCCGATCTACAGCGATTGGCAGAACAAGGTCGGCGTCAATCCAGCGAAGCACTACGAGGCGAACGTCGGCCTGCTCACACGATCGACACCGGCACTCGATGTCGACTTCGAAGACCCGTCTGTGCTCAGCATCGTCGAAAGCGTCATCGGCAACACTCCGAAACGCATCGGGCGCAAAGGCGCGCTTTACCTCTTCCGCACCGACGCCCCGTTCCGCAAGATGCGGCGCGAGTACATGCGCGACGACGAACGCGGTGCTATCGAATGGCTCGCAGACGGGCAGCAGTTCATCGCTTACGGTACTCACCCAGACACAGGCAAGCCGTACACGTGGGTCGGTGGCCGAGGGCCGCGAGATGTCGAGTCGCACGATCTCACGACAGTCGATGAGACGTCAGCTTTGCGCATCCTCGACCAGATTGAGGAGCGCCTTCTCGCTGCCGGATGGACGCGAAAGGCCGGCTCGGCAGGCTCTACTGGATCGATGGTCCGCCGCGGTTCCCCGGTCGAGTTCGACGTCCCGGAGTCCGACTACACGCAGCGCCAGATCGAGTGCCTGAAAGCTCTCCCGCATCTCGATGCGGAGGATTACGGATCATGGATCGCTGTCGGGCACGCGCTGCGGTCCGAGGGTTTCGAGTTCGACGTCTACGATGCGTGGAGCCGCACAGCGCCGAACTACGACCGCGACGCATGCCTGCAACGATGGGAGAGCTTCCACCCTCGAAGCGCGGGCGCATACAGCCTCCTGCGCGCTGCCGGGCTGAGCAGCGCGAGGCTCGACTTCGAGCCGGTCGCGGGCGCGCGGGAGGAGCCCGCAGCCCCCGCAAAAAAGTCGCCCGACATCCAGACGATCGCGAGCATCGCGGAGCGCAAGCCGCCTGACTGGCTGGTCAAGGGGCTCATCCCGAAGGTATCGCTCGTCGGGTTGATCGCTTCCCCGAACGCAGGGAAAAGCTTCCTTCTTCTCGACCTATGCGCGGCCGTTGAGCGTGCAGGGTCGTCGGACGTTACGTGGTTCGGGCGTCGCGTTAAAGCGGACGAGCGCTCGATCTGCGTCGTGTTCAGCTACGAGGGCTCGATGGTCGTGCGTGCGCGTGCTCTGCGCAAGCGGTTCGACGGCGTCGGAAGCCGGATCGTGATTGAGAGCGGCTGGCCGAACCTGCGCGATCCGGAAAGCGTCTCCCGCGTCATGGAGCGAATCAGGGAGATCGAGCAGTCGCTCGGCGGGCGCGTGAGGCTGATCGCGTTCGATACGCTCAACCTTGCGCTGGCAGGCGGGAACGAGAACAGCAGCGAGGACATGGGCGCCGCGGTGGGCGCTATAAAGCGGCTTCGCGATGCGCATCGCTGCTCGGTGGTGGTCGTCCATCATCTGGGGAAGGATGAGACGAAAGGCGCCCGCGGGCATACGTCGCTTCTGGGGGCTCTCGACACCGAGATTACGATCGTAGGGGATCGGGCAGCCCCGACTCGGACGATCGAGCTCACGAAGTGCCGGGACGGGGACGGGATCGGCGGATTCGGTTGGTTCAGGCTCGCGGTGGTCGGGCTCGGGTTCGACGAGGACGGCGACGAGATAACGTCATGCGTGGTCGAGCCGACGGTAGAGGAGGAGGCGGCAGCCGGGCGGATGAAAGAGGCCGAGGAACGCGTCAGGAAGGCTCTGGAGCCGTTCCCGGGCGGGTTGAGTAAGGGAGCCCTGTTCGATGCTATCGGAGGCAACAGGAACCGCTTTTTCGCCGATCTGGAGACGCTGTACGCGGCGGGCAAGGTGGAATTTAAATCCGGCGGCGGCAGGGTGGTTCTGGTGGTCTGGAAAGGTGACGATCGTACCAACACCAGCTAACGCTGATGCTGGTGTTGGTACGATTCAGTACCGGTCAATCGTACCATCGTACCATCACTCGTTGGTACTGGTCGGCGGTACCAGTTTTGCCAGCAATAACAAGCACTTACCGGCGATACCGGTCCGAATCGTACCATCGTACCAAATCGTACCAGCACCATTTGGTACGATGGTACGATACCATCGTATCATCGTATCGCGCCCTCTAGGGCGATACGATGATACGATACGATCGTACCGGTACTTGTCGCGGTACTGGTCGGAGCCATGCCGAAGCCGCCGATCAAACCTTGCGCCCGGGTGCAAATGTTGCGTTTTCGCAACAGCCGTTCGTGGCCGACGAACGGTAGGCCCGGGGGCTTGACAGGGGCGCTGGTACGCTTTAAAGTGCGGTCATCGGGTGGCAATCGCCACCGCCCGCGCCTCAGGGAGTTTGAGGTATGGAGTGAGACATGTCGCGAGTTCATGTAGGGTATGTCAAGGTTGCAGGCTGGGGAAGCGACCGTCATGCGCGCGAAGTGCGCGGAGACAGGAAGACGCTGGGTACTATCCGTGCGCTCGTAAGGGGTGGCGCGGATGTGGTATGCGACACCAATCGTGGAGCGAGGCGCATCATCGAATCTGGTGGTCGGCTGTATGTCCGGCTTCCTTACGGGGTTAGGGACTGGCGGAAAGCTGCCATCGTGGCCGACGAACGGTAGGCGTGGGCGCTTGACAGGGGCGCTGGTACGCTTTAAAGTACGCTCAACGGTTGGGGATCGGCCTCAACCGGGACCTGAAAGGAGAGTCGAGATGTTCCTTCTGAACTTCGGGTTGAACCGGAACGATGGAAAAGGTGAAGTCGACGCAATGCGACTGGTGCGCGATTTGCACTACTTCGGCATGTCCCCGATTCTGCTGGGCACGCCGAAGAGCGACACGGAGCCGACTGCGGTCGTCTCGGTGAAGCATCGGCCGACCGGCACGATGGTCGACTACCTGTGCGACCGGTATGCGCAGGATTGCTTCGCGGTGTACTGCCCGTCCACCGGTATCGGTGAGCTGGTAGGGCCGAAAGTGGCCGAATGGGGGGGGGAGTTCAACTCGGCCTACTTCATCGTGAATGCGTACGGTAAGCGCCTTTCGGAGGTGTCAAGATGAGAGCTTTCGACGTGAGGATCGGGAATCGTAAGTTGGCGCAGATACTGTGCCCTAGCTCTACGCTGGCGCGGGAACTACGCAAAAAGCTGATCGCCGAGGGTTGGCCGAACACGATCAGCGTCTACCGCAACAACGAGGACCTGACCGCATACGATGACGTGTCGAGGTACTCGAAGCCGGAGGAGCACTGAAAACTCAACACCCGACTGTTGCCGGCCTGCTACAATGCAGGCCGGTTTGCTTTTGTCGCGAGAAAACAACACTATGCCAAAGGGCCGCTCGAACAACCCCAACGGCCGGCCGAAGGGCTCGCCGAACAAGCTCACGACCGAGCTCCGGGAAGCCATCCTAGAGGCCGCCAAAGCCATCGGACGTCGCATCGCGGCTGAAGACCCGTCCGCGTCGAAAGACGCGATCGTGGCCTATCTGGAGCGTTTCGGGCTGTCTCCGCACAAGGAGGAGCGCGTAGCACTGCTCCAGCTTGTCGGCAAGGTCCTCCCGCTCAAGGTTCACGGCGTCGACGACGGGCCTCTGCAGATCGTCATCCGCACCGAAGGGGACACGCAATGACAACGCTCAAGGGCGCCGCGATCGGCTTCCTCTCGATTCTGCTGTGGCCGATCGCGTTCATCGTGGTCGCGGTATGCGCGATCCTGCGCCTGCGCTATCCCCGTTGGGCCGACACGATCGATGATCCGTACGTGCGCGACGGCGTGGGCGCGCATCGCGGACAGTACGAGCCGACGGTGCGCGCGGTCTACGAGCGCTACGGTCGCGTGATCGGTGACATCTACTGGCTCGGGTTCCGCAACACGCTTTACGGCTTCCTAATGGGCTTCAAGCCGAGCGAGCTCACGCCACAGTACGACTACAAGATCGGCTACTACAACTACTCGCACTTGCAGGATGGCATGCGGTATCGATCGATCGGCCGCTGGATCACGGTCTACACCGTGGTCGACTACAGCGCGATCGTCGTGTGGCCGCCGGGCCCGTTCTGGGCTGTCTTCGGGTGGAAGGTCGATACGATGGTGAAAGATCCGACCGGCATTCGGCATCCGACCAACGCGGAAGGGCGCCCGGTGTTCAGCGTCCGGTCGAAGCGGCTGCGATGAGCGAGATGCCCGAGTTCTTCGGTGACGCGATGTTCGCGGTCTCGCTCGCGGTCCAGCTATGGCTGCCGATCGCGATTCTGACGTTCTGACGCACGTGGCGAAGATCGAATTGCCGGCGAACTTCACGCCGCGCCACTACCAGAAGCCGATCATGCGCTTCTTCGATCGTGGCGGCAAGCGCGCGTTCTGGTGCGTGCATCGTCGCGGCGGCAAGGATCGCACGATGCTGGCGCAGATCAGCAAGATGGCGCACCGGCGCATCGGGACGTACTGGCACATGCTGCCGACGCTGAAGCAGGCGCGCAAGGCGGTCTGGGACAACATCACGTTGGACGGGAAGCGGCTGATCGACGCCACGTTCCCACCCGAGATCGTGGCGAAGCGCAACGAGACGGAGATGAAGATCGAGCTGAAGTGCGGTTCGATCATCCAGCTCATCGGGGCTGACAATTTCGACTCGAACGTCGGCGCGAACCCGGTGCATGTCACCTTCAGCGAGTTCGCGCTGACGCATCCGCGAGCGTGGCATCTCGTGCGCCCGATCCTCACCGAGAACAACGGAACCGCTGCGTTTATCAGCACGCCGCGCGGCTATAACAGCTTCTACGAGATTGGCGAGGTCGCGCGCAAGGACGACACCGGCCGCTGGTACTACGCGGTCATGCCGATCGACGTCACCGGTGTCATGACGCGCGAGCAGGTCGAGCAGGAAGTGCGCGAAGGCATGCCCGAGAATCTCGCGCGGCAGGAATACTACTGCGACTTCAGCGCAGCGAACGTTGGTTCGATTCTCGGCCCGTGGCTCGAAGCCGCTCATCGCGAGGGGCGACTGCTCGATGATCTGGTCGCCGACCCCGACGGCTCGCCGCTGGAGATATCGGGTGACCTTGGGTTCAACGATACGTGCGCGTGGTGGCTGTGGCAGCGTCTCCCGGGCGGCTGGTTCGCGTGCCTCGCGTACGTCGAGGATAGCGGGCTCGATGCGCAGGACTGGCTCGATCGCTTCAAAGAAAAGCTCGGCTGGACGCCGGAGCGCATCGGTCAGGTCTGGCTGCCGCACGACGCGCGAGCGAAGACGTTCGCGACTCGCACCAGCGCTTTAGAGCAGTTCCGCGCTGCCGGTTACAAGACCGACATCGTACCGCAGGTGAGCGTGACGCACCGGATCAACGCTGCGCGTACGATCGCGCGCCGCACGGTCTGGAACGCGGTCACGTGCGAGATCGGCCTGAAAGCTCTGCGCGACTGGCAATACGAGTACGACGAGGAGCGTCGGACGTACAGCAAGAACCCGGACCACAACTGGGCCTCGCACGGTAGCGATGCGTTCTCGTACGGCGCTCTCACGATGGAGTCGCGCAGCATCGCACTGCCGACACCGAAGGAAGTCAAGCAATTCGCGAGGACGGCCGATCGCGGATTCGCTTTAGAGGAGCTCTGGGATACGGCGCCGATGAGGAGTAGCCGCGTATGAAGAAGGAAGACGTCGCGTATGGCAACCAGCCGAGCAGCTACGACAAGACGCCGCAGGGGATGGCGGAGCTGTGGGCGAAAGAGCTTGAGGCTGCCGGCAAAGAGCTGAAGACCTTCAAGGAGAAGTCGAAGGTCGTCGTTCAGCGGTATCTCGACAACCGCGATGGCCTCTTCGACGACCAGCGCAAGAACGTCAACCTGTTCTGGTCGACGACGCAGGTTCTGCTCTCCGCGCTGTTCGCGCGGCCACCGAAGGTTGACGTCAGCCGCATGCACAAGGACGCGCAGGACGACGTCTCGCGCGTCGCTGGCGTCATCCTTGAGCGGATCCTGAATCGCGGGCTGCAGGACGACGGGAAATTCGATCGTGAGGCGTTCAAGCAAGCGATCAAGGATCGTCTCATCGTCGGTCTCGGTCAGGTGTGGGTCCGGTACGAGGTCGAGATCGAGAAGCAGACGATCGAGCCCGCGATCGACCCGGTGACGGGCGCGCCGATGGGCGAGCCGATTGAGGCGGAGGTCATCAAGGAGGAGTCGGTTCCGATCGACTACGTGTACTGGGAGGACTTCGACTGGTCGCCCTGCCGCACGTGGGAGGAGTGCCGATGGGTCTCTCGTCGCACGTATCTGACGAAAGACCAAGCGGTGAAGCGGTTCGGTGAGACGATCGCGTGCCAGCTCAACTACACGAACAAGAAGA